GTTGTATTGGTCTTGCTCAGGAGCAGCGTTTGATACGTGGAAATACTCCAAGTCGTCAAAAATTGCACTGATTTCAGAAGATACAACAATCCAGTTAGCTCCACCTCTTAAGGTAGATTTGTGGATTTGAGCTGAAATTTGGTTGATTGCTGTGATAAGCGTTTGGTTCCAGTCTTTCTGAGTGTAAGGTACTGCGTTAGAACCTAATCTCTTCCAACCGTTGTAGTCCCATCTCAAGTTCCAAGCCGCACCTTTTCTGAGGTCTCTCAAGATTTCTCTATCGATTTCAGCCGCAACTTGCTCAGACAATAAAGCTGTTAATTCAGCCTCAGCGTCGATGTTGTGGAAAGCTGCAACGTCTTGTGCCATCTCTGGTGACCATTGTGCTCTTAATTTTCTTTCAGTTACAGAAACTGTTACTGACATAAGGTCAAATGAAACCTCACCGATTCTATCTTCGAACTCGAGGTTCTTGTAGATTCTATAAACAGGAATAAACGCGTTGTTAGTTGCTGTTGTAGATGAGAATGTTTGTCCTGTGTAACCATCGATAGAACCTTGACAGTTGATACAAGTTGGAACTTGTAAATCAACTTCTAAGTAGATTTCACCGTTTGGAGTACAAAGGTCATCGTACTGACCACCACCTGTTTTAGATGAAGGCCAAGCAGCCGTTGCGTTATTATTACCATACTGTACAATTCCCTTACCATATCTCTGAGTTACAACTCTGAAAAGTAATGGACCTGTAGCATTTCCGTTTAAATTAGCTGTAGTTGCAGTTGTTGGATAAATTGTCAAATCCGAAAGGAATGATTCGTTATCCATAGGTTGACCATCAGGACCAATTAACTTACCTGCCCCATCTGTAGCAAATCCTGACATGATTAAAAGAACTTTTCTGAAGTTCAAATTACTGTTAGGGAAGTTTGTAAGATTGTAAGCAGTTGTGTCCAAATTCAACGTTACGTTATTCCAAGCTGCAGTTACACAAGAAGCTGTAACAGCTGAGAATTCTCCCTTAGAATAATCGAAAAGACCTGGTGGGTCTAATGCTGGTTCTTCACCCTCATAGAATTTGTCATACAAAGTTCTACCAGTGTTGTAATTGTATCCAACATTCGGATTTGCTGGACCACCTGGTGCCCCATAAGGAGGGAAGTGAATTCCTGAATCCGAATTTGGTAATCCACCAACTTCGTAATTTTGGATGTTAGGTACAAAGTAAAACAATTTACCGATTGGTAAGTTCATTGCTTGTACAGAAACGATATCGTTTGCTAATAATTTTGAGAAAACTCTTCTAACGATAGGGAAAACCACAGTTTCAAAAGCACCTGTATCAGAAGTTGTTGAAGCTTCGTTGATAAGGTATGACGCTTGGTTTTCATAAAGTTGAGCTACGTTCTCTCTCATGTGACCTTTAAGACCCTCTAAGAATCCTAATTTGTCCCATTTGCTGATTGTGTCTTCTTTGATAACTTTAAGGTGCTTAAGACCGATGTTACCAACAAGACCTGATTCTAATAATGCTCCCATTTTTTTGAGTATTTTAGTTTTTGTTTATTTATTATCTTATTTTACTCATTAAATCTTTCATTCTTAAGAACTGAGGATTTTCATAAGTTTTTGATTCGATAAGATTAACCGCAGAACCTGAAGAAACTGTATTATTTAATTTGTTTTCAACTGATTCTGTGATTGGTTTAGTATCAACACTTGATAATTCATCTTTGATTGCTTTGTAAAGATTTTTAGATTCTTTCAAAGTTTCAACTCCGTCGAATCTTCTCAAAATGTTGATTTTTTCTTTTTTAGTTGTTGAGTGCTCAGTGAAGAGTCTTGTAGCGTAAGCTAAATTGGAATTGAAGATTGCAACTTCATTCAATTTATCTCTGAAAATATTCAAAGCTTTTCTGTACTCTTCATTTTTTTCTCTCAACATACTTACTTCTGACTCCAGTGATTCAACCTTAACTCCGTTTTTACCATACACATAGTTTCTATTGTTAGTAACGCCTTTTCTGAGACCTCTACCTTCTTTAGAACCAAAAGCGTATGACCTAGCAGCTTCTTTGGTTTCTTTTTTCTCGTAGTCTTTGTAGTGACCTTTAACATCACCAGCCTTCTTTTCTACGCCATCAACCTTTTTACGTTTGAATTCGTGTTTTTTGGAACCCCAAGCTTCTTTAGTTTCCACTTTTTTAGCTTTTCCTTCCATATTTTCACCTTTTTTATATTCAAACTTAGCTTTGCCAGTACCTACTGATTTAGGTCCTTGTTTTTTCTTTTCGTTGAATCCACCTGAAGTTTTTTTGTATGAAAATTTTGGTCCGCTTCCAATTCCAACTCCGACTGGTTTTTTTGCTTTTTTAGGATTGTAGGATTCATCCATAGAATCAGAATATTCTTCATCCATTTCTGCTTCCTCGTCATCCATTTCTTCCTCATCTTCGTCTTCATCTTGTTCGTCCATTTCTTCTTCTTGTTCGTCCATCTCTTCTTCCTGCTCATCCATCTCCTCTTCTTCGTCCATTTCTTCTTCCTCTTCGTCTAATTCATCTTCATCTCCTTCAGAGAATTCGATTTCATAAACCACATCTTCAACATCCATTGTTTCTTCATCTTCAACTGGAGACATTTCATCTTCAGTATCCATTTCCATATCAACTTCAGTATCACCTGTAGCATCTTTAGAGAAAAGTTGGTCGATGATAGCGTCGATGTCTGATTGTTCGTCCATCTCTTCTTCCTGTTCGTCCATTTCTTCTTCTTGTTCGTCCATTTCTTTTTCTTCTACTTCTTCTTGCTCTTGCAACTTAATCAGATATTCGTTATCTGAACCGTTGTCTTTGAGGTGAATGTCTTCACCATCTTTTGTTACGATAATTCCGTCATTTTCACCCATAGCTTTGAAAACTTTTAAAATTTCCTCATCAGAAGCATCAGTCAAGTCAATGGGTTCTTCGTCTGAGTCCATGTCAGGAAGTTCAACGTCCATTTCGACTTCGTCTTCATTATCAGTATCCATGACATCATCATCTGTTGTCATGTCAACATCTAAATCAACCTCGTCTTGTTCAGAAAGAGATTCTTTTACTAATTGATTGATTTCTTCCTTCATAGTAGAAGCAAGTATTCCTTTTGCGTTTTCGGCGATAGCTTCTTCAACATTTTTCATTTGAATCAACGCCTCTTGTACTAAATTTTTATTATCTTGCATAAAAATTTTTATAATTTATTTAAACTATAAATAGTGTCGAATTGAGAAAAATTTAATTTTTACCAATATTATCGGTAAATTTTACTATCTTGTTAAATCCACAAACGTTTGGTCAAGTCTTGTCAAAGTATTCAAAATGTAACCCTTCTGTGCTTGTTGGTCCACTAAAAGTTGAACTTGCTTGAAATCGTCTGAAAAAACATAATAATTTTCGGTCACGTTAGCTAACTTATCTTTGAAATTCAAACGATAACTCGTCGATGCGTAAGCTGCTTTGATATCCATCGTTGAAGTAATTAAGTTTAATCCTCTGAGTTGTAATCCATTATCAATTGCCCACATTTGAGGTCTTGACCAATCCGTAGTGTAAAAAACAACATATTGATATTGTGCCGTATCAACATTGTATAAAGTACCATTTAGATATACTAATTCTGCCATTGTATTTTTTTCTATAAATATCGTCCCAAAAAAAAAAGAGTGGAAAACCACTCTTTTACTTTTCGATTACTTCATCAATTTTACTTTCGGACACGGACGTTATTCTCCATTCATAAGAAAAAGATTCGTATCTTTTTGTAACTTTTGCTTCAACGTCAGTCACAGAAAAACCTCTAACAAGTTTTTCTTCTCTAATTTTTTTTATTTTTCCTGTGTTGTCATCAGGAAGTTCATACTGAATTTTTGCGATAAAATATTTCTCGTCCATATAATTATTTTCCTAAAAAGTCGGTAAGTTTTTTCATTAAATCAATAGATTTGTCAATACCTTTATCAGAGTCTTTCATCTTTTTCTCTTCCTCCAAGTTTTCTTCATACTTATCTCTTTCATTCACATCATTAAAGAGATATGCACCTGGTGTGGAGGGTGATGATACAAGGTCAAAACAAATTAATTCAAAATCATCTTGAACTTCATTTCTTTCACCAACTTTTTTCAGAGAACCAACCCCTCTCGAAGAAATTCCTAAGGTTACACCTTGTCTCATTAAATTAGCAGCAACATCTCCCTTACTTGATACGATACCTCTTTCGTGAAAACCTGGTGTTGTTAAGAGTTTTAATTTACCCATAAGTATGTTTTTATCCCACCAAATGTCAGTAATTAAGTGTGATACTCGGTCCAAATCAATCAATGAAGATTCGGGGTGATTTAATTCAGATGTCGATAAGCCTTTAGAAATAGTGTTTTTATACCTTTCGGCTTCTCTTTTCAGTATTGGTTCGGGATAAAACCTTCCGTTCCTATTTGGAGTATTGAACTTCTGAAGTACAGCATAAAATTCGAACGGATTCCTATAATCTAAATTTTTTGCCTCTTGTAATATTTTTGCATTTTTCTCATCTTTGGGTGAAATATACCCCGCATCCATTTCCACTAAAATTCCGTGTCCTATTTCACTCGCTTCAAGAATTTTCAATTTTTTCATAATTCTCTTTAGAAATAAATATAACAATTACAAGAGTTATTTTTTTGTCTTGTAAAAATCAAAATAGTTGTTATTGGATAAATTATTCACGAAAATATTTTTGACAATTTTTTTTACCGAATCTTTTAGGACTATAGATTTGAAGTCTAATTCGTTTTCCAAAAAA